TGCTAACTCTGCTGCAAAATCCGAACTGGTCTCAAATAAATAACTAAAAAAATAAGACGCGATGGCTGGTCTACCACACTTTAAAAATTCTACTGCTGGTCCTGGTCGGTTTGAACCGATCTATCTCAACCAGTTTGAGGTGATTATCACGCCTCCACCTGCTGTTAAGCAGTATATTGGATTCACCAATAACCTTACTCTGGAACACGTGAAATCTGTTTCAGCTCTTCCGGAGCTTGCAGGTAACTCAGCAGGTCCATTACAGGTTCAGCGATACAAATTCTCAGAGAGGGCATATGCTGCTGCAAAACCGGCTAATACCCTATTCAAATTCACAATTGACTTTGAACTAAACTTGAATGACGATAATAATAACTACATATACAATGCGTTCCGCGCTTGGGCCAACTTAATATTTGATCCAATGACTGGTGCTCAAGGCTTAAAGAAAGACTATGCCGGTACTGTAGCTGAACCAGCTGTTGTGCAGATAACTCAATTTAACCGAACTGGCCTTATCTTCCGTGAGTTTGTATTCTCGCCGGTGTTTCTTGATGCTGCCAAGTTTAATGAGCAAAAGCTAGACTATGCACAAGATGCAATTTGGTCTCTAAGTGTTCCATTTGTAGCTGACCGTTATGTTGAGACTCGAATCGATCAATAATAAAAAGATTCTATACACAATATGGACATGTTTAATGTAAAGCGCAGAGACAATCCTTCAATGGACAGGTGGACTGATCTAAAGAAGCCAGCGTTTGGTGGGCCAAAGGAAAAAGAAGACTTTGATACATCAAACCGAAAAACCCTTGCAGGTTACCAAAGAGTAATTGATCGAAATTCTGATTTTGAAGGCGGTAACGGCAAGTTCCGAAATAATTACGATCCTACTTGGAAAGCAATAACCCGCGATCGTGTATCACGAGACGCAAAGAAAAAACCATTTGACCCTATGTACGCAAAACACACAATTGCAACGGTTGATGCTGTAGAAGAAGGACGCATCATTCGATTTGAAGATTTCGTTAATGAGAATTTTGACGAATATTCAGCCTATGAAGCTGAAGAGCCAATGGATGACGAATCCATGGATGATAAACCAATGAATGACGAGCCGGTTGATATTGGATACGATGTCGATGAAGAGCAACTCGAGCAGCTGATGGAAGAATTTGGAGATGATCTAAATGATATGATCGAATCTATTATGGAAAAGATGGAGATTGAGGACAAGCAGGCTGTTTGTGATCTATTATGTGCTGCAGTTGAGAAGATGTGCTCAGCAGACGAAGAAGAGTCAGAAGAAGGAGCTGAATAACAGCAAAAATCTATACTAAACAACAAAGGGGCACTATTGCCCCTTTTTTATTGTCTTCATGTTGAGATTCTCAGAGAATTCATTATCTGGGTCAATCAAGACCGGCTCAAATTTAACGTCTTCATATGCACCATTTAGAAAATCAACAGTATTAAGAACAGTATTTGGCCCAATGCTTGAATTGACATAGATGATACGCTGGTATTTACGGTTACGTACATTTACTGCCTTATCAATGAGCTTTTTAATCTCATAGTTAATCAAGAACGATTGAATCTTATTTGGAAAGACTATATCCTGGTCAAATTTCTCGCGGATAATCTTATTGATATTTAATAGGTAATCCGACTTACCCTTTTTTTGTAAAACTTGTATAAAAAGTTTGTGGTCCCTTACGAATACTATTTGGAGTAGACGGGTTTCTGTGTCGATCATTCAAGGTCTATTTTTTTAACCTCAATGCCGGCCCTGCGTAAAAAGTCAAGGCCATTGGTATCTCGGTATTCCTCAGCATAGACTACTCGTTTTATACCTGCTTGCAAAATTAACTTGCTGCAATCAGTACATGGGGAATAGGTAATATAGAGTGTTGCTCCATCGCTGCTCTGTGTAGACTTTGCAACTTTAGCTAGAGCATTGGATTCAGCGTGTAGCACATACCATTTGGTCCGGTACTCCTTAAAGGAGCCGTCCTCATTGTTTACAGCATATTCGCATTCATTTTCAAAGCCAGATGGAGTGCCATTAAATCCATCGGCAATGATTGTATTATTTTTAACAATTAAGGCACCAACCTTTTTGCGAGTTGCGTGTGACAGCTCTGACCAGGTTTGGGCCATTTTAATGTAGGCAATATCTATTTTATGTTGCTTTTGATACATTAGGCTTTAAGTGCGTGTTGATATATCCATTTTAAAAGGTCGTTGCCGTCTTGGAAAATAAGATAGTTTTCCTCAGTCGCTGAAGCTGCAGCCATTAGAGTTTGTAGGCTTTGACTTGGCGAACCATCTATATCAACCAGATCTGAACCAATTGCAGGTAATGATGCTGCAGTAAAGTCAGAGGTTAGCATCCTATCAATTAGATCATAGTGTCTATCGTAAACATGATAAGAATTTGCAATATGAGTATATGTGCCCAGTTCAAGCTCCGGATAAAATTCCTTTAGGTGGGCATGCATCTGCATTTGAAGAGAACAGAAAAATGCCACATCGGTTGGCGTTCCCCAGACTGCATCATTACTTCGCATAAAGACTGACATATATAACTTATTGTTACGAATATGACAATTTGCATACATTGTGCACACAAAATCCTTATTATTGGCATATTGATGAGTTGGCATATTAAAGTGCATTACTGCTTGCCGGGTATTCTTATCATTTAGCAAGCTCTGCATGGCCCACTGATATTGAGAAAAGCCGTGACGATTCTTAACCTTAAAGATTAGGTTGCCGTATGCAGAATTAGCTGTGCCATCTGGGTTTTGAATTGATTCCCAGAACTTTGCCCATTTTGAAATAAATTGGACATCAGATCGGCCTGTGTAATACCATAAGAGCTCAGCTGCAATATACTTCTTTTGTGAACTCCTGGCCTCATTTAGGTAGAGACATTGGGTTGGGTCGGATATTTCAAGTGCAACATCCAATAATTCCTTGCTCTGTATACCTCGAGCTGAGTTTTGAGCTCCATGCTCAGAAAGGTAAGCTAAAGAGGCCCTATAACAATCAGCAAATGACTCTGCGTTAAAAACTATCATAACTAAAATATACTAAAAAAGTGTGAACGGTTTAGCCCGAAATAATATCTGAAAAATGGTCTACATTTTCAACCGCTAATTTAACATCAAAAAATTCCTCTGGCAGTGGATCATGAGAGATAACAAAAATTGTCATACTGTATTTCTTGGAAAAAGTCTTAAGTAGATCAACTACTCGATAAATCGAGTCAACATCTAGTGAAGAGAAAACTTCGTCTAGAAATAGAACATTAACTTTATGGTGCTTTAGCTTTAAGAGTTCAAGAATACAGAGTAGAACAATTAAGTTCATCTTTTTTTGCTCGCCAGCTGAGAGAGAATCTGGAGATATTTGCATGCCCAGATGGGTAATGATTGGATTAAATTCAAGATCAAATTCAAATGAAAACTTAAACTCTAAAAGTTTTGAGGTCTTTAGGATTTTACGATTAAGCATTGGAATTATTTGGCTCATTAACAATCGCTTCATGCCATTATCTCCAAGAATAACCTCCATCTCCTGTGAAACTGCCATCTTTTCAGAAGTCTTGGCCTTTTCTGCTGATAAGGTTGAAATTTCAGACTGGATTGATTCAATCACTCCATTTATGTAGGCTGTGCCCTTTTGTGTATCAGGTTTCTCTTGAGAAGCTGTTTGCAATTCACGACGTAGGTGATTAATTGAGCCGTCTATCTTATAGAACTGATCTCGAGCCTTGGCAAGCTCAGTCTGCTTGCTAGATAGGGCATCAATTGCAGTTGATATATTATCATTAATTATCGGCAATTGGCTCTCTTGATACTCTTTTTTGGCTAATAACTTGTCACGTATATCTAAATGAGCTGAGTCAGTTAGGTCAGATAGGCAATGTGGGCACTTGTTTTTTGAATACAGGTCTAGCTTCTTTTGAATCTCAGAAACATTTAGCTGAATTGTCTGCTTCGTGGCCTTTATGTTAGCAAGTGACTGTTCAAGCGACTTAGAATCAACGGATAGGTCAGAATACAGAGCCTTAGAGGCTTCTTTTGACTCGGTTAACTTTTCAATCTCGGCCTGTAAATCAGAGAGCCGGGCATCATTTGCCGTAGTTATGTCCAGTTTAAGATTTTCAAGCTGGTCTAGTGAACTTTGTAGCAAAGATTCATTGTTTTGCAAGGTTCCGTCAAGCGATTGAACTTGAGCCTTTAGCTCACGAGCCTCTTCCTTGACAACTTTTGCCATATCATTAACTATATCAAGGCCAAATATTTTATCAATAATTTGGCGCTTATCATAAGGGCTAAGTTTAACAAAGCTCTTGAAATCATTGACTGATAGGCTTATTGTATTTGAAAAAACATTAAATGGAATCTTTGTAAGCTCATCCTCAATAAAATCGTCAACTCGGCGCTTATCTGGCAGGTTATGCTCAGCACCATTGATTACGAGTTTTGAAAAATTAGGTTCAAGACCTCTTTCAATCTCAACTAGATCACCCGAGCCAGTTTGAAACTCAATATGAGTATAGGCATTTTTATTGATACGGTTTGGAATCTCTTTGGTTTTACGAATAGCTGATCTACCGTATATTGAAACAGTTAGAGCATCTGATATTGAGGACTTACCACTACCGTTTTTACCCTGAACCAATATAAGTTGTGGGTCTTCTGAAAACTTAAAAGTCTGCAGTTTATTACCATAGGAACAGATATTCCTAAATGAGAGCTGTTTAATTTTCATGAAATACTAGTTAAAGTAGGTTAATTCTGTACCTGCTTGTATATATTGTACTGTCTTAAACGTACAAAGTTTAGTATTTGAATAGTAGGTTCGAACCATATTAGGGGTGTCACTAATTCTATAGAGTTGACCATATCCAAGTGGAAGCACATGAGTCTTTGCCTCAAGTAGAGCATTTACATTGACTTTTGATGAAAGTATTTGAGAATATTCATTTGGAGAAATTTGACCGGCATCAAGTCGTCGCTCAAGCTCCATTTCGCCAAGTTCAGCAAATACCTCATACTCCTTATCAACGGCTTCTTGATCAATTATAAATTTGCTCTCAATACTGCTAATTGATTTAGCCATTATGATTGCAAGTCGATTGCTAATATGAACGGTTGGGCAAACTTCAATAAGCGTACCCTCTGGTATAAAGTCATCAGCTATGACTCTAAATTCACCTCGACCTGCATCAACTACCCGGATGAGGTTAGAAATCATTGGTTTAAGCATATCTACTATCCTGTTTTACAAGTTGGTGCACCTCTACAAATTTCTTGGCCAAGTCACTTCGAAACTGCTGAGTATAGTCTTTGGATTTAACGTACATCTTAAAGATATCAGTAATATTGAAACCATCTTCTGGATTAAACTCCGAATTCATCTCTGCCTCTGCCTCGGTCTGATCAACATAGGTAAAGAACTCAATTTTTCGATGTGATGCGCGTGAAATTTCTTCTAGGAATCTGGTAACCGAAAATCTGTTTGCAAAATTGACATTGATCATTATGTCAACAAAATTATTACGAAAGGCTTCAACTATCTCGGTATGAGTCATTTCAAGAACTTTCATAATATCAAACTTAACAAAAATTGGCGACTGAGTATTCTCTATAAAAGTCTCAGTTAAGACCTGAGTTGAAACATCTAGCTGATAGAATCCCTTGGCATTGCCGATATCACCACGATCCATTTGGTATGGTGTGCCGGTATAGAGTACATTCTTAACAGATTGGCGATGGTGAATGTGACCGCCGTAGACGCGTTTATAGGTGGAGAGAGCATCAACCTCAAGACCGTGCTCAACCTGAGTCCATTTATTGAATCTTAGACCCTTAATATCGGCATGGCATACGATATACTGACATAGATTACGATAATCATTAACAACACTAGAGAGGCGAGTAACATCCTCTATCCATGGCAGCATTAGGAATGAATGGTCACCGTTAATGGTTAAGGTTTCAGGCTTTTCAAATACGTGAATGTTATCAGCTAGGTGGCTAATTGACTTTAGTGAGTTGACCTCGGTCTTGTCCTTATAATAGACATCATGGTTACCAATAATGATATAGACTCCTCTCTTAAACTTTGCCGCTAACTGCTTAAATATGAAAAATGCTTCATTTTGAATTCTGACGTTTATTGATTCACGAGAGTGAAAGATATCGCCCTCTAGGATAAGAATATCGCGGTCGGCATCAAAATCCTCATCCACCTTATCAAAAAGAAACTTTAGTAAAAAATCCTTTTGAATATCAAGCCATTCAACTGAGTTATTTTTGATACCTAGGTGCAGATCGCCAACTAGATTAATCTTTCTAATATTTTGCAGCTTCATTGACTAAAACATTTTAAGGTTCTTAGAAGGTTTATCTAGAAATCCAAACTTTTTATTTAGTTCAAGCAGTAGAATCTCCTTGTGTTCGTAAGTTAACATGTCAAACAATTTCTTGTATTCCATATTGGTTAAGGAGGATATGGCATCAAGTACATGGATTGAGCTAACAAATGAGCTTGCATGTTCGCCACTATTTACACCAGCAGTAATGAGCCGAAACAGGTCATTTACCTCTGACTTTGTAAATTTCTTCTTCTCTGTCTGGTCACCTATAATCATCAAGACTTCATCCGAACCTGAGACGTATTGGTCTATATCGTATTGAGTTATGGAATCATCCATGTGATCTGAGTATTGATCTCGATCATACATATGGTAATGAGGAGAACTGATATCTACTTTAATATCTGATCGGGACCTGACATCGTCGTCTTCTGTTGCAACCTGGCCCATGTTATATGAGTTGTTAAAGATCTTATCGTTCTTTCTCAGTGTTGCATATTTTACACGGCGACGTTCCAGCTCTTCTGGATCGTCATCTGACATGTCGTCAGTTGGCGTATAGCCATCAAGGCTATCATCGTCTGACTGAACAAGTTGATCCTCAAATCCTAAATCGTCGAATAGTTCTTCGTTTTTTGACTTTTTCAAGAGAGTTGATTTTTTTAGTTTATCATATTTAAGATATCATCGTAGCTGTTACCTGGAGGTTTAACTTGGGCCTCGCGCTCAACTGCCATCTTAACTGCAACGTCATATGGTATTAGATTAGGTGGTAGAGTTGTGGTCTGGGCCGTGTGGTATTGACTACGCATTTGATTTTCAAGAGACATTGTATCATCGTCATCGGAATAGAATTCAGAAGCTGGATCGGTTTCTTCAATTAGCTTGGCATACTCATAGCTCATGCGAAACATCTTGAAGCTCTCATTGTATCCGCCATCACGATTTACCACAAGCTTAATCTTCATGCGCTTTTCCATTGGGCCTCGGATTAGGCCAAATAGAGAATCCACTGTATGGACAAGTCCAAATGATTCAGCGATGTCTGACATACTAAGGTCCTGATCATCGACTGCATCCCTCTTAATTTGAGTCGCAGTAATAATACACCATTCATTCCGGATAGCAACAGCTCTAAGCTCTTCTGATATAACTTTGATTTTTTCATATATGTTTCCTTGTTCTCGAACCGGTCTCATTAGGTTAATGTAATCAACCACAATTACTGCAAATTTCTTACCAGTATTTTGCTGAACCTTTAAGAAATAGTTTTCAACATCAATCGCTGAGGCTGTACCGGTTGGAAATTCCTTGACCTGCAATTCACCAAGAGTTGAGACAGTTTCCTTGAGTACCCGCATTCGGGTTTCTACAGCCTTTACTTGAGATGGATCCAGCATTGAATCGTAGTCCTTAAATGGTATGTCTAGAACCATAGAGCCTATACGCTTCATGTACTTACGATCAGATAGTTCAAGCGTAGCAACTCCAACATTACAACCGGATATAAAAGCTCGGCCGGCAATATTGGATAGAACCATTGATTTTCCAACTTTAGGTCGTCCTTGGAAAACAACTAGGGTTTTAGGGTTCCAACCTCCACCAAGAGTTTTATCAAAGAACTTAAAGCCAGTTGGATTACCTACTTTTGAGAGCTGGACGTGATCAATTGGATTAAAAAAGTTGAGGCCTGACTCTGCGCTTGTAAATGATACATTAAGCTTATCATTAAACTTGGCACGAACCTCATCAGTAATAAGCTCAACGTTGTCAGGATTAATATCAGTTGTCTTAAGGTAGGAGAGAACATCAATAACTGACTCGTTTAGATTCTTATAGAATATAAAAGCCTTGGTGTACTTGAAAAGAAAATCGTAATTGTAACTAGTTAGGTCAACTTCAAATACCTTATTGAATTTGGCCTCAGTCAAGTCAAGATTTGATAGATTTGCAAGCTCACGCAGCTCATTTTTAGTTGGCACCTTTTTGTACTCAACAAAGAACTTTTTGGCCTCTCGATACAATCTTTGCAGGGTATCGTCATTAAAGTAGTGGGCCTTAACCATCGGGATTATCTCCCTTTTATCAAGTGAATCGTAGTTCTTGGGCTTGATGACAATTTCATTATCGTCCTCAGTTAGAACGAAATTGAAGATGATTTTCTCCAGTAGTTCAATGTTTTCCTTAAAATCTATCATCATGGCTTTTTTTGCTTACGCTGTTAAATAGTACTTTGAAAATTCAGTCTCTGGTATAAAAATAAATTCACCCTTTTTAGATAGGACTGACCTGTCTAATAGGTCAACTAAAATAGCCTTAATCTTTTCTCTAAATTCTGGGCTGCTCATGTTATCACCAAAGACATACTTTAGGGTTTTTGTTGAAAACTTAATATCATCAACGTCCCAGTCCTTGTCTTTTAAGTCTGACACTCGAGCAATATGAGATGCAACGTCAAACATAAAATCTTCTTGGGTTGGGTAGCTTGGCACAGATGGATGAAGTCCAAGTGTGTACTTAATGGGCAAACCCTCAGCAATCTTAAAGGTCATGCTCTTCCGCTTCAGTTAAGTCCTCAAGCTCAGCAGTTTCCATGCTGTCAATACCGTCCTGGGTTTCAGGAAACTTAAATGTCGGTTTAATAACCTTTTCATCAAGCTCAGTTAGGACCTCTTGAGTAAAGAGTCGAGCTGAAAAGAATTCCTTAACCGGAACCTCATCACCGTTATGGCGAATCAAATAGGTTTTGCCTAATTTCTTGGGTAAAAAGTAAAAAGTCTCGCCATTTAGCTCAAATCTTGAGCAAATCTCTTGTTCATCAGGTTTAAGCTTTGAAAACTCCTTTTCTGTTAACTTATTACCACGGCCAACTCCGCAATTTTCCCAAGTGACGTATTGTTCTAGTCCAACAAACCGGTTCATACCTTTATGAAAGGAGATATGAAACTCAATATCAATCGGTTTAGCAAGACGGTTCTTTTTAGTCTTGGACCTGACGATAATACCGGTTGTA